TGTTCAGTCTGACTGGTCGTATTGATTTATACCATAAGCTGTGCGAGGAAAGAGAAAAGATTATTGGCAACAGACTAAATGCAGAGAAACAAAAGAAATTGGCTGTTGCAGCAAGGAAAAGAAAACAAGAAGCACAACTACAAGCAATACAAGTAGTTGCTGCTATTTTCTTTGCTCTTGTAATTGCATTAGGTATTTGTTGGGGAACGTATTGGGTATTGCTAGATGATAACAGTCCATTTGTTCAACAAAATAAAACTCAAGGAAAGAGAAAGTAAATGACAGAAGAAATCAAAGGAAACGAAAAGGGTGCATTCGTAGAGAAACTATTGTTTGCTATCTTACCACTATTGCTTGGATCAGTTGGTTACCTGATTAATGCATTAGGCACATTACAGCATGATGTTACAATTTTAAATCAGAAAATGAGTTTAGTTGTAACTACTGATAATAAACAAGCATCAAACAGTGGTGCTGAATTGGCTCGTGAGAAGTTACGTCAAGATATGGAAAAAGAGATTCAGAAAAACCGTGATGCTATCATGGAAAACAGAACTCATATCGCTATCCTAGAAGATAGATCAGGTATTAAAAATAAAATTGGTCCAGTAAAACACGGAGAATAAAATGCCAGAAGAAATCAAAAGTGTCGATGCTAAGATCGATGCTGCAGAAGCAGCAGTTAAGAAATATGCAAGTAAAGATACAGTTATCAGTATTGGTGGGTATGAGTTTACACCTGCCAAACTAATGGTAGCTGCCACCGTTGTATCATCTATCCTTGGTGGTCTGTATGGTACTTTCGAAGTATACAAAGACTATCAAAGCATGAAGAAAAAGATCGCTGAGTATGTTACTCCAGATCTGACTGAAGTATACAAGAAGTTAGAAGTTATTCAGACTGACTCTGCCAAGACTGCAGAATACACACGTGATATCAAGAACGATCTGAAGAATGATATTCGTCGTGTTGAAACTGTAGTTGAACAGGTAGAACGTGCATCCAAGCAAAGCCAGCGTGAAGCAGAACAGGCAGTACAAGCTGTTCGTAATGAATCACGTGCAGCTATCAAGGAATCTGAGCAGCACATGAAAGAAGTTTCAAGAGAGTCACAGGCTGCAATTAAGTCAATACAGCGTGACATAGATAGTAAGATACAGAAAGCATTAGATAACCCACTAGCCAAGTAAGGATTTGATATGAAGAAACTATTAGTTCTCTGGTTTGCCTTTGTTAGCTTTGCAGTTAATGCTGCAAACCCAATCGATACCAGTTGTCCACAATATGTAGTTTGGGGTGCGCCACAGATTGCCAAAGAAGGTAATAATCAATACCTGTGCAAGAATGGTTATGCACTGAACTATAACTATGAAACTAAGGTTTCTTATTTTGCAGTAGAGCATATCAAAGGTTCTGACTTAGTTAAGAATGCTGCACGTAAAGATGACTTCCGTGAAGATCCAGAAGTACCTGCGCAGTTCCGTGCAACATTAAAAGACTATGTCGGTTCAGGACTGGATCGTGGTCACATGGCACCTGCAGCTAATCATACAAACTCAGCAGAAGCAATGTCAGAAACATTCTTCCTGACTAATATGATGCCACAGTCTCCAGGTAATAATCGTGGTATCTGGAAATATCTTGAAGAGAACACTCGCTACTGGGCACAGACTTACGGTGAAGTATATATCATCACTGGAACTATCTTTGACGCCAACTACAAAACAATTGGTAATAGCGTCAAAGTTCCATCTTTTGTATACAAAATCGTTATCGATCCAAATAGAGTTAAGGCGATTGCTTTCTTGTTCCCGAATCAGAAATTAGATCCAAAGATGATGGAACAATATATCGTTACAATTTCAGATATCGAAAGTTTTACTGGAATCAACTTCTCACCAGCTATTCCTTCAAAATATCAGGTAATAGAAAAGGTGAAGGGCAACATGGCGGACTGGTAATATGAAGATCCTATCACTTATCCCAGTAGTACTTCTATCAGGTTGCGCACTGATCTTCCCACGTGAACACGATCCAGTTATGTTTGGTCACTTAGTTGATGTAAAGATAAGCCTAGATAAGTTATCGTGTGATGATAAAAATTGGAAAGAAGCAACCGATACCATTACACGACTGAAGGTTTATGCAACTTTACGTAATGACCCACAGGCTGATGCATTGGTTAAGTTGGAAGATGCAATCAAGAAAGCACATGATTCATCTAACAAAACATTCTGTGAGTCAGTTGTTAAACTAAACAAGACACGTGTCGATGTTATTGTTGATGCATGGAAGGGAAGATAATGTTAGAGGAACTGAGAGAACAGGCAGGACTTGGTGGACCAGCAGCTGCATTGGCAAATGATATGCTAGTTATGCATGATGAATACACCAGTGGTCACTTGTCAAAGGAAGAATATGACTTTCTTCTACAAGAAATAAAAGATGTAAGGGCGCAGCAGGAACTGGCAAATGATGAAATTACATGTCGTATCATATGTCAAGCAGCGCAAGTTTTGATGTCAATGTAATGAAGACCATAGCATTGTTTCTACACCATCCTGAGTGTTCCGAGGATTGTGTAGATGCAATGTCAAATGCGTTAAAGAGTAACTACAACATAAAGTTGTTCAACGAAAATGATATACTTAGAGATGATTTTTACACTGGGGTTGATATTCTTGCTTTTCCTGGTGGCATCGGTGATAGTGACTCTTGTTATAGATTTTTTACTAGACGAGTAGGCAATCGAATCGCAAAGTTTGTCGAGGGTGGTGGCAAATACCTTGGCATATGTATGGGTGCTTACTGGGCAGACGCATGGTACTTCGACCTTATCGATGATGTACGTGCAGTGCAATACATCAAGAGACCAAATGCAGATGTAAAGAGAAGCTACGGAACGGTAGCTTCAGTCACATGGAACGGCACGCCAGAGAAGATGTACTTCTATGATGGTTGTGCATTGATCGGTGACGAGACAAAGTTTGATACGATTGCAAGATATGCCAATGGCGACCCCATGGCAATCATCAAAGGTAACGTAGGGTTGATCGGGTGCCACCCAGAAGCACCACTGTATTGGTACGAGAAGCCATGGCAGTACATCAACCCTCACTGGAACCATGGACGCCACCATGGGCTGTTGCTTGACTTCGTAAACACCCTAGCTGAACGCTAAAATCCCCTCTGAAATCAACGACTTAGCAATCCCCTGCAAGGTGTAGGGTCTTGTGAAATAATGCTTTACAATAATTCAGGTTTCCTGTATAATTATGGTATGAAGATTGAAAAAGGAAATACGATGCGTGGTTCTATCCGTACGTTTGTTGGTTTGTTTATTGTTATGGGCGCAGTCGGTACTCTTGACTTTGACCCGAAAGCCAGTGTTCTGGGTATGATGGCTGTGGCAGCTGTCGGTCTGTTACTTTGCTGGTCTGGTACACGTGCTATGGGAGGTAAGTGATGGAAGACGTAAACATACTTCTTGCTGAGTTGGCTGAGGAACACAATCAGTCAGTTATCGATGCCGACTATGAATCCTACATGGAAAATATGATGGCTCAGTATAACATGATGATGTATGCAGCCAATTCCTACGACCTTGATGCAATTTCTTATGGAGAGTGACTATGAGTAAAATGGCTGAGTTGGATATGCAAATCCGTGATATGCTTGATGAAGGGCTGTTGCCCACCACTGTTGCTAGTCTGCTGAAGTGTCCATTGCAGATGGTTTATGATGTCATCAGCGATCAGAGTGATTATGATGATTCTATGGATGGTGACTTTGATTCTGCCATGGCAAGTGCTGGGTTCGGTACTGATGAAGATTATGGTTATTATGGAGAAGAGTGATGATAGGTGATATTGATAAAGAAATCTTGCTGATTACTCAGGAAGAATGTGCTGAAGTAACACAGGCAATTAGTAAGGTGTTTCGGTTTGGTACGGATGATGAATACAAAGGACAAACGAATCGAGAACATCTCGAGGAAGAAATCGGTGATCTGATGTGTATGATTGATCTGCTGATTGATAGGGGTATCGTTAGTGAAGCGGCTTGTATAACAGCGAAGAATGAGAAGTTGAACAAACTGACACAGTGGTCTAACATTTTCAAGGACTAAATATGACACCCGAACGCCAAATGATTGTGATGGCTGTATTTGAAGGTAAACTGACAGCTGATCATATCACGATGGAAGAGTTGGAAGAAGTTGAGGAATTGGTCTTTGACCTTATCGCTGCAAAGCACACACCGTATGATACTTTTGAGGTACTACAATGACAGACAAGAATTTTAAACTTAGCAAGACTGCCAAGCGTATGTTGGCACTGATGCGTTTTAAAGATGAGTATGATCGTGGCTCGTTTAAGCGTTTGATGATCGATGCAGAGGTTGCACAGGCACGTGCCAAGATTGCAAAACTGAAAGAGAAAGAAAAACAGGATTGACCTGCAAATGAAAACCAAGTATAATATACCTAGACCTAGAAATCTTGTTGCCAAAGATTTGAGGACTCCAAAGTATCGTCAACGTACTGAGGAATCCAAGGTTAGGTACATTCGTCAACCTAAGCATCGAAAGGACATCTATGCAATCTAAGGAATATGAGTTCTTTAAGGAAGGTCTTCATAAGAAGATTGTCATTAAAGATCATCTATACGATTTGGTTGAATTTACGATTCACCAGAAACTAATCGATGAGAGTGGTAAGGTACTTATCGATAGTAAACAAGACTCATACTTTACCAATAGAGAATTCAAAGAATTCTTTACACCTCTCGTTAATGATTTGAAAGTGAGATTTGAAAATGAAGAAACAAACAGTACTAAAGAATGAGAAAGAAATCGAAGAGTTTAAAACCTGGACACTTGGAGTTCTACACGATGAAAACATCAGAGATCTGTGCGTTACTTTTACCAAAAAAGATGGTACTGAAAGAGTCATGCGCTGCACCCTCGTTGAAGGACGAATACCTGCAGAGCAGACTCCCAAAAACACGAACGCCACTTCCTCGTCTTCTGGATCCGCAGTACGGGTCTTTGATACAGAAAAAAACGAATGGAGATCTTTCCGCTGGGACTCCGTAACTAAAGTAGAGTTTTCGTTATGATGTCTGTAAGTATTGATACATACATTCAAATTCTTGAGAATGAAGTAGATGTTCTACGTACCCACTACTTCAAGCCACAAGAAGAAGGTACTGGACACTACAACACAGCGATCAGTGTTCTTGAACATCGTATTAATGAATTGAAAAAGGAAAAACATCATGAGTAAAGTTGTATTATTTGCAGTAATTTTGATTGTTGTTGCATTTATTGGTCCATTCTTAACTATCTGGTCTTTGAACACTTTGTTCCCTGTGCTGGCTATCCCATTCACTCTAGAGACTTGGGCTGCAATCATTCTGATTGGTATGTTTCTCAAAGGCAATGTTACGGTGAAGAAATAATGGGTATCTCACTAGTATTATCCAATCCAGAAGACCGCAAGAAGGTCAAAGAAGCTGTGCAGGAAATCAGTAACTCACTGACACGTATCGAAGCAGAACGTGATCTGATTCGTGAGATCATCAAGGATGTTTCTGACACTCACCAGCTGCCACGCAAGATCATCGCAAAGATCGCAAAGACTTTTCATAAGCAAAATCTTGCGCAGGAAGTAGCCGACCATGAGGACTTTGTAGACCTGTACGATACGGTGACCAAATAACCCTACAG